GGCACCGAGAGCCGATGCGAGCTGATATGCTTGACTTTCATTAGGATCAAACCGTGGAGTAACGGCTTGAGCCTTCGGCATTCCAACGGTTTGCAAAGCCTCTTGACGTACTCCTGATTCAACTTGAGTCCTAGGCATATGGAGCACCTCTCTTGTCCTTAATGTTATTCATGCGGTTGCCGTAGGAGATTCCTGCATCAGCAATCTTCAATCCTGCACCAATGTAATCAGGGCTTTGAGGAGTCTTGAGCGAGTTAATCGCACTGGCTGTACCAGCCCATGCATTCATCCGATCAGCTTCAATGGCTCTATCGCGATTGAGATAATTCGTCTCAGCTATTGTATTGGCATTACCAGCTCGACCGCCCAGCTCTGCTAAGAGGGCATCTACCGACACTCCTGAAACACCCGCCTCACCAGAAGCGACAGTGGCCTTCGCCATATCTCTTCGAGCTTGCGTATTGTTTTCGATTTGCTTCTGAGAGAGCGCCTGAGCTTCTTGTGTCTTCTGTAAATTTGAGTTGGCGATGTTAGCGTTGTACGCTGTCATTTGACTGTCATAGGCTCGCTGATTAGCAGCGGCTTGTGCATTGGCGGCTTCGTTCTGTGAGTAGAGAGAGGCGGCTGTGGACGCCGCAGTCACCGCTAATGAAGCGGCTGCTAGGGTTGCTGGCTCACACATAATTTTTCACCTTATAAAATTGGATAAATATTTCTCCGTCTGGTCCCATAGGAACGGGCTTTCCAAATTCAAAACCCAACCACTTCAACCAAGCGATATGAACAATATTCTTTGACCATACAAAATTTGTAAGTGTGGAGTAATGCTCATGCATTGCTTCCACGTAATCTCTGCATTCCTTTAGGAACGGCTTTTTGATCTTCTTAATGTCGTCTGTCCCAAGCATCCAAGGAACCCCAATGGATCCCTTGGTGCCTGAAACTCCGAACATGGCTATAGGCTTCGTACGATACTCAATCACATAGGGAGTATCACTAACCTCGAAGCCAATCTTGAAGGCGTCTTCAGGAGACTTCCTGGACATATGCCAGATCTCCTTACGATCACACTCTCGAATGTTTGATGCTAAAACAAGTACATCTAAAAGTTTTGCTTCTCTGACGAAAGGCTTACATGCCTCTACTTCGTTTGACATACAATCCTTCCCAATCTGCACTTAAAAATGAGCATGGCAACGGAGCATCCGAATTCAGCTCGATTGTTACACCCGTGTTTTGAGCGAGAACTGGGAACTTCGTATTGCCTGTATCCAATTGGATCTGACCCAAGGTTGAAGAAACTGCACCAAGGGTTTTGCCAGAATAAATGTATTCATAGGTATCGCGACCCTCAGGGGTTACGAGTGCCTTGAAATAACCTGTTTCAGCGAAATTGATTTGCATTGTGCGAACTTGAAGACGGCCCTGAGTATCCGACTTGACGGTGTTACCAGCGGCTTGCTTGATGGTAATCGGGCTGAACTGGTATCTAAATGTATAGCGACGACCCACAATCAGATTGCAGTCCGTATAGTTACCTTTCAGTGCGGCACCGTTTGCTACAGCCGTCAGGGACAAACGAGTACCAGCCTTCTTAGGTTGACCTGTTGCAATAACAGCTTCCCACGTACCAGCCGTGATCGGCCCTGGTAACGAGGTAAGAGGGATGATCGTGTTTGTTCCATCGAAAGTCAGGTTAGTTTTAGATACCAACACCTTACGATCCAAATGGACGTTGTAAGGTTCTTGTGTACCAATATCACCCAATGCGGTTGAGAGCTTCTCAAGATATAGTCCGTCAGATCTCTGAATAATCAGCACCATGTCGGATAGAATGAAATCAACATTCAAGATCGTATCGCCTGATCCTAAGATCCAGCGGGACCAAGAACTCTGAAGCTTCTCGTTGTTGTTGAAATAAAACTTGTACACCCACATGGAGGCACGGTCGTTCTTCGAGAGCACCACAAGAATGTCCTCAGTTAAGCAAGGAGCCAACTTGTAGGCATTCTTTGGAATGTACTGAGGTACGTGACCAGTGACCTCTTGAGAGTCGTTAATGCCTGATACCTCATCAACTGGGAAGTATTCGCGAACGCCAGTGTATTCGCCCTTTGTGAGGGTGAAGTAGACGTTCTTACCAATACCAGCGGGTTCAACCTTCGCATCACTTTCAAACTCAGTAGCCTGTTTGATGGCGATTGTTTTAGGTGTGAGAAGATCACCAGCTTCAACCACGAACTGGGACTGAGCCGAGAACAGTAGGAGCTGACGATTGAACGGTATAGCGTGTTGAAGGGTAGATACTTTGGTATGGCTAACGGTCACATCGATAGGATCTGAATCAAGCAATTCGGTTACCGTTGTGCGGTAGAAATTGAAGAACTCAGAAGCCTCCGAGAAGATAACGGACTCGTCAGCCAAGAAGCCGAGGCGGTTCCTGTAGAAGAAGATATCGGAGATCTTCTTTCCTACGAAGGAAGGGTCAGGGTTCGAATTGAGAGTACCAACCGTCCTGTTGTTCCAGGTAAGGGGCGCGAATGTAAACGTGCCGTTTGCATTTCTCACGAGTGAGTGGGGCATCGTTGTATTATTAACGCCGAGGCGAGTACCAGGCTCAATCGTTTCCTTCCATGCGCCAGATCCAGTTTGATCAAAGCGTACCCAGAAGTTATCGAAACCTGTTTGCTTGTCACCAATGACCTCAAGAGCAAAGTTATGGACTCCAGCATTAGCTGGAAGATCCTGAAACTTTTGAGCTTGATCCTTCAGGGCAAGCATAGCTCCATTATTGAAGCCATCCTCGCAGCGGATCGTGAAGTCACTTGAATTATTTTGAATATGGATCACTGACCCATATCTTGTGAATGAAAATCCTCCACCCCAACCAACCAAGCCGTTGAACAAATTGGCGGCGATATTGTCGGTCGAGATAGCTGGAGCGTCTCCCGCAGAACCACCATTAGGGGTGGTATAGGATGCAACGGTGGCTCCATTGATAATGATTGAATAGGTCTTTCCGTAGTTACCAGCCCTCACATTGACCAGTGCTTCATAAGGCCGATCAGTTGCAAAGGTGGTTCCTACACCTACCGCTGTGTTCTTGTTTACGATGAACGTGTAATCAGCAACGGTCACAGCTCGGAATGAGTTAGAGGGATCAGCGGAAGAAAGGTAACTCTTCCCATTTGGGAAGTTGACCGTCTTCTCATTTCCTACCAAATCAAAGACCTTAAGATAACCATTGGTAACGAGTACCACATATCTCTCGAACTCATCGCGATTGATGGTGTGGATATAGGCGTTCTCAAAGTTACCTGAAAGGATCTTTTTAAGATGTTTAGTCGGTGGCCGTTTCCTCAGACCCTGTGACGTAGTGCTCAGACCATTCTCTTGGAGTTCAGCCTGTGAAGCCAATCGAAGGGTAAAGGGTTGCTGAGAGACACCATTCGCCAAGTTTGGGATGGACTGGGAAGTCAGCATAATTTACTCACGAATAAGAGATCTGAAAACAGTGGGGTTGCTTCTCAGAATGTTGTAATCACCAGTGATGCCTTCATTCCTCTTCAAGTCGAGGAGTGCATCTTTTTCATCTAGTGCCGTAAATTCATACAAAGCCTCGGAGCCAACCGTACGCGATTGGAATATGCGAGCAGCTTTGATTGTAACGTAGTGGCGAGCAGCTTGAGGAAGCTGATCGAAAGGCAACAGGATTACCAAGTCACACTTGATACTCTTGCCAAATTGATAGGTGTGGTTCTTGCGGTCATAGAGGCGTCCACCCCGTTGAACAGCATCTACCTCACTATCGGCTCCCATAGGATCTACCCTAAGGGCGTTTGTAGGGACGATTATCTCTTTGGAATATGTCTCAGGAGATAACTCGAAATCTTTCTCGGTATTGAAATGCCATCCTTTGGTTTGCACCTGGCGGGAGGTTTCCGAGAGAATTGATTGAGCTGTAATAGCATCTGCTACTGACGAGATATCCGACAAAGATGAAATGGGAGATTCGCCAATAACGGATAGAATCGTATTGATCGCTTCAAGCTCCGATGTCGGAGTCGTAACAGTAGTCATATAATCACCAAAAATAAAAAAAAGGGGAACCCCCACTTACGAGAGTTCCCCTTGGGGTTACTTCATTGATTAGGCAA